GTCACCGAGGCCCCCTCCAGAATTTCGAGCGATCCGCCGATCACCAGCCGGTCGCCGCCCTGCGCCATATAGTTCTTTGCGTTATACTCCATGTCCGTTTCCTCTTATGCCTTCTGCTGCAGGACCTTGATCGCCTCCGGCAGGATGAGCTTGCCGTCGACGCGCTGTGTCGCCATGAAGCCAACCTGACCCGTGGTGGCGAACAGCTCGTTCAGGCGCTTGAAAGAGCGGCCCTGCCGGTCAGCGATCCAGTAATAGGAGAAATCGCCGAACGCGATCGACTTTGCGCCCGCCGCGATGTTCGGAACATAGGCAGACGTCTGCACCGGACGATTCAGAATGGAATCGGGGGTGTTGGCCGTCAGCGCGGGCTGCCAGAGATATTGGCCCTGTCCATCTTTCAGCTTACGGATCGCCTTCACCGTGGCGTCGTTCATGACAAAAACGGCCTTTTTCCGATACGGCGATTTCAGGCTGTAGAACAGGTCGAGCACTTCGTCGACGGTAATTGCCGCCGTCGCCGCCGCGGTAACGCCGACCTGCGCGCCGCCGGTCGGGTGGAAGATGCCGGTCGGTTTTCCATCCGCATCTCCGACGAAGAAGGCTTCCTCTTCCTTATGCCCGATCCGGCGCGCGAACTCCGTCGTGATATAGCTCTGCAGATCGAACACGGAATCGTTGAGTAGTTCGTCCGATACCTTAATGAACGTGCCAAGTTTGAATGCGCCGATCGAGGTCTGGCCGAACGCTTCATCGCTTTCGGGGACGAGTTCCTCTTCATCCAGCCAGGACGCGGAACCATGCGTCGTCACGACGGGAATCTTGCGATCGCCGCTCGACGTCTGGATCACCCGCGCGAGCTTACGGAAGATATTCTCTTCCTCGAGCGAGTCGATCAAAACACGCTCAAATTCGTCGGGCGCGAGATACCCGCCTTCACTGTCGGTACCAACCTGAAGCGCGTTGACCACATCGTAGCGAGGGTTCTTTGCGCGCATGACGTTCCAGAACGCCTTTTTGTATTCATCGGATGCGCGGCCGGATTTCGGATCCATGCCGTTTCCGGCAGGCTTGTTGGTCAAAGGGTCGGCGGTGGGCTTGTTTAGTTCGGCATCCAGAGCAGCCTGACGCTCCAGCCGGTCGATCTCTTTACCGAGATTGACGACGTCGGCTTCCATTTTGTCGTATGTGGCCACGTCCTCGGCTGAGAGCAGTCCATCCGTGCCCCGCTTGGTATCTAAGAACGCTTTTGTGGCGTCCCATGCCTTGGCGCGTTTTTCGCGAAGTTCCTGAATTTGATTCATGTGTTTTTCTCCTCTATTTCTTCAAAAGATTGAGCCGCTGATACAGCGGCTCGGAAGGGTGTTTGTGTTCTGTTTTCGGGATCTTGCTCAGAAGCGAGTTTGTTACCGCTCTGCGGCTGAACTGGTATCCGGCGATTGGAATGGCATCTGTTACAGCCGAATCCCGCGTCAGCATACCGTCGGCAAAACCGAGCTCGATCGCTTTTTGTGCGTTCAACCAGGTCTCGGCGTCCATGAAATTAGAAATTTTCAAACGAGAAAGCCCTGTCTTTAAGGCATACGCGTTGATGATGCTTTCCTTCACCTCGTCCAGCATGGCGATCGCCTTCTGCATTTCTTCGCTGTCGCCGATGGCCACCGTCAGCGGATTATGCAGCATGAGCAAACTCGTCGGCGCCATGAGCACTTCAGTGCCGGCCATTGCGATCACCGACGCGGCGCTTGCCGCGATGCCGTCGATCTTGACCGTGACGTTGCCTTTGTATTCCATGAGCATGGTGTATATCTGACTCGCTGCCACGCAATCGCCGCCCGGGCTATTGACCCAAAGTACGATGTCGCCCGTGCCGGCATTCAGCTGTTCACGGAAGATTTTTGGTGTGACGTCGTCGTCAAACCACGACTCCTCTGCGATCACCCCGTCGATGGTCAGTGTGCGGGTGCCGTCTTGGTTGCGCACCCAATTCCAGAATTGTTTTTTCAAGAAGAATCCTCCAGTCTGTTGGTCTTTTGTTTATCACCCTTACGCTGCGTAACGCTCGCGGATTCCGTTCCCGGAGCGGCCGAACGAGGGGCGCCGAGTAACATCATCGCTCCATTTATCAAGTACAAATCCCCCCCGAGCTCAGGAGCAATTCTGTCGAGGTTCTCCAGTTCGCGGATGTCGTTCGCGCTCATCCAGCCGTTCTGACGCGCGGTAGCATATCCGCTCATACGGGAAGCGTAGTCGCCGCGGAGAAGCCCGTCGACGTTGAACTTGATGAAATACGATGGCTTTTCGCTCTCGCTGAACAGCACGCGGCACATACTCTGTTCCCAGCGCACGACCCAGGGATCGAGAGTGTATTTTACGAACTCCAGCGACTGCTGCTCGATGTTGCTGAACGACGATTTCTCCAAATCCGCCAACATGTGCGGTGGTACACGGAAGATGCGCGCGATTTCGTTGATCTGGAACTTCCGCGTCTCCAGAAACTGCGCCTGCTCCGGTGCGATCCCGATGGGCGTGTATTTCATGCCCTCTTCGAGCACAGCGATCTTGTGCGCGTTCGCGCTGCCCTGATACGCCGAATTCCAGCTTTCCTTAACCCGCTGCGGGTCTTTGATCGTACCAGGATGCTCCAGCACACCGGACGGGGCCGCGCCGTTCGCGAAAAACTTCGCGCCGTACTCCTCCGTCGCGATCGCCAATCCGATTGCGTTCTTCGCCATGGCAATCGGGCTGTACCCGATCAAGCCGTCGAAGCCGAGTCCGGGAATGTGCAGTACGTCCTCCGGCATCAGGTAAACCCGGCTGTCCGAACCAAGCGTCTTTGGATCTTCCGCCCCGCGTTGATACGAATAAAAAAGCCGTCCGTTTTGGTCACGGTCGACTGTCATTTTATTCGGCATGAGCGGATAGAGTGCTATTACCTCGCCTCTTGCGTTTCGGATGATCTGCGCGTAGGCGTTGCCCCAAAGGAGCAGGTGGCTCATGAGCGTTTCCCGAAACGCGAAACTCGTCATCTCGGGGTTCGGCTCGTCATGCAGCAGCCGGTAAAGCGGGTGCTTGAATGCTTTCTCCTTCCCGCCGCTGTCGTTGTACTTGTAGACGTTCAGCGGCAGCCCCGCGACGGTCTCCGACAGGATCCTCACACAGGAGTACACCGCCGTCATCTGCATTGCGGTCGTTTCGTTCACCGGCTTCCCGCTCGACGTGCCACCGAAGAAGAAGCTATAACGACTGCCATTGAGAGAGTTCTTCGGTTTGTCGCGGGAGTGGAATAGATGTTTTAGTGGATTAAAATTCATAGTAACCTCAGAAAATATCTGGTATAATAATCCTATGGCTAAAGGAAAGTTCGGATATAAAATTCCAAAACTTAGTGAAATCGTAAAAATCGATGGTGAAAATGTCATCGATGCTGATGGCGATGTTTATAGTCGCAGTCTTGTCATGGCAGTGAAAAATTTCGGGTTAGAAGGGTTTGAAGTCTTATCATATGAAGATTTGGATGGCCCTCCTGATCCGTCTGATAAATCAGAAAACCAATAAACCTCTCTTGTCATATACACTTTCGCCCTCGCTGCCACCATTCCGCAACGCCCGATCCAGCGCCATGATCGTCGCCACGGCACCGTCGATTTTCTCGGTGCTTTTTTCTTTGTCCGGCTTGATGTTCCCAGCCGGATCGGTGCGGATGTAGATGTTATCCATCATCCAGCGCAATACCGGGTGGCCGCTGTGCGCAATCCTCTGTTCCAAAGTCAGTTTCATGAGCTCCTTCGTCGGCGGAGACATGTCCTTAAAGCCCTGACCGAATGGAACGACTGTGAAGCCCATGCCTTCCAGATTCTGCACCATCTGTACCGCACCCCACCGGTCGAACGCGATCTCGCGGATGTTATAGATCAACCCGAGCTGTTCGATGAATGTTTCGATAAACCCGTAGTGCACAACATTGCCTTCGGTCGTCTGCAGGAATCCCTGCTTTTCCCAGAGGTCGTAGTTCACATGATCGCGCCGTACGCGCAGGTCGATGTTCTCCTCCGGTATCCAGAAGAACGGCAGGATCACATATTTATTTGTTTCATCCAGCGGCGGGAACACGAGTACAAACGCCGTGATATCCGTGCTGGAGGAGAGATCTAAGCCGCCGTAGCAGGCGCGCCCCTCGAGCGATTTAGTGTCGATCGGAA